TATTACAACACCTTATTCATTTCTATTTTCTTGTGCATAATCCCATACTTGTGAATGTATTGCATCATCAACCCAATCCCAATAAAAGTCTGTTATATCCATTCCATTTAAAGTAACTTCTAGTATTTCTAAATCACTTTCAGGTGGACTAAAATAATCTCCATCATCCCAATAATATTCATAAGAAATATTTAAATTATATTTGGCTTCATCAACATTATATTCTCCTTTTACTTTCATAGTTCTAATTCTTTTAATTGTTTGTATTGATCTTTTAAATCCTGGAGTTCTAATCTAGCTTTATTTCTTTCAAATCTAAATTTACTAATCATCATATCTTTTGCCATAGCATCCTGCTGAAGTCTGACAATATAGAAAGTAATATCTAGGTATTTAGTAATTAAATTATTAAGGTCTTTATTATCAGGTCTAGCCTTTTGCCATTCCTTTAGTTTTTCTAAGACTACTATTGAATTACTTAAGTATTCCAAGTTGTGTATGTTTTCTATTGCGTTCATTTATGCTAAAATAACACAATTAAAGTTATTCACAAAATTTAATAACTTATTTATGAAATATAATATGTACCCCTATTTGGGTTCTGAAGTTGATAGCTTACTGCATACCTTATAGCATCTATGCAATGATTCCATTTATCTATTGGTGTGTTTGATTTACGTTCTAGCCAACAATAGTTGTTTAGTTCTTTAATAAGATTTATGCTGTTTGGCTCTATAATTAAATCATAGTCTTGTAGTAGTGAAATACCATAGGTAATTGATCCTTGACCTTTTATTGATTTTATTAGATTACATCCTTTTGCCTTAACCTCAGCTATCAATCTAGGTTCAGCAGAATCACCCACTATTAAATTAGTCTTTGCGTGTTTTAGGTTTAGTTGTGCAATCTGTGTTGTAGTTAGTTTAGGTAAATAAAAACATTCCTTTAGATAGATTATCTTATTAGTTGTGTCTATGTTGGTTTCTATCAATGTTGAACTGTCTGATGCAAATCCATAATCTTGACCAAATACTGAAACACCTACTTGTTTAAATTCTCCTATCTTCCAATTAGTAAATATCACACCCTCAGCTTTAGCTAACCAACCACCAAGCATTTGATGTCTATATTTTTCTGGTCTTCTTTTCTTGATATTCTCTATTTGAGTTAAATATGATTTAGATAGGTTTTCTATATTGTCTAAGTATGTTGTGTGTATATATGTTGTGTTGTCTTTTGTTGTATTGCTACCATCCATCACACCTTTATCTTCAAAGAACCTGGAATATATCCAATGTTCCTTTGTAACAGGATTTAATATAAGTATTACTCTGTTTTGTTTTTTAAGGTTTCTAACAGACAAATCTATCTTGTCAAATATACTTTCATCCACTAGTTCTTCTGCTTCATCCATAACCCAAGTGCTAACATTAGTTAAAGACTTCAGGTTTGCTGTTTGATCTCCTGATGATGTTTTAATGCCTTTAAACAATATCTTACTGCCTGATAGTTTATTTATGATTTCATCTTTTGTAATATGGAAATGGTCTTGTATGTTTAAGGTTTCTATCTTGTCTATGAATTCAGGTATTATGGAAATATATGCAGATGCTAATGTAAACCTGGTAAATAGTATTGTGTGTCCTGCTTCATAGGTTAGCAGCACTAATTGTAGATTAATTGAAAAAGACTTCCCAGAACCTCGACCACCAGTTACAATAAAATATCTAGAAGGTGATTGTTGTATGGGTGCATACTTTTTATTTATATCTATCACTTAAATTTAATCAGGTCTTTAAAGTTTATATTAAAGCCTTCAGAAGAATTAATATCAACTGATTCTTTTGGCTTACCATATCTATAACCAAAGTATAATGACATTGCTCTAGAATCACCTTTTAAGACTTGCTGTCCTAGTGTTTTAATTACTTCATCATTATCAATTAGATAATCCATTTTTTCTATTAGCCTAACTTCATCAGCTTTTCTTGGTCTTCCAGAACCTTGTCTTGAACCACCATTGTTTTTTCTTTTATCCATAATTATATTGTTCTGAACCTTCTGCGACCATCCCATTGTATCTTTTTGCAATGACCTAATATATTAAGCCTGGACACTTTATGATTGTACACATCTCTAGTTTCATTTAATTGGCTATTGCCATTCTTGATTTCCATAATTGATATTTTATTGATTAATCAATCTTTACTATATAACGAATTTAAGAATTGATTTTATAAAACAGTTATTTATTTGTTTTTATTTTCTGCTTGTTTTTGAAGTGCAGCCAAACATCTCCAGGCACATTTTGCTAAGTGTGGTGTTCCATCAATATCTAATTCATCAGCTTGTAGAAGATGTCGCATTAGTGCATCTAGATCATCTGTGGATTTGTTTCTATCCCAATGCAATGGTTTATCAGGATGATGTTGTTTACTGCCTATATAAGACACCTTAGCCACCTCACAAAGTGCATCAGGAAAATATTTAATTAACCCACTATATATAGGGATTTGTTTTCTTTTCTTTTGGTCTTTTTCCATTATAGTACTTTTTGTTTCCATTCCCAAGCCTTCATAAGTCTTTTAATGTTTTCTTCAACATCAGCAGTTTTTTCTTTTGGAATATCTCTAACTAATTTTACTAGTGGTTCTTTTAGTTTTGTTTCACAGGAATTACATTTATTTTCTAAGTAGTGTATTCTATCTATTTCATCATAGTTTAAATCACTTTTGAATGTGAAGATGTTTTCTATTTCTTCAAGTTTTTTGTTGTGTTTTTTATACATCTTATATTGTCTTGTGCTATGCATAACTGTTGCGTGATCCATATCTTTTCCTTGTGATCTAAAGAATACTGCAATATTAGTCCATCTCATAAGTAATTTATTTCTTAAAATGGTTGCCAGAAGTGAACGATGTTCTACATATTTTCTTTGTCGTGTGTTTTTAAATATATCTAATCCTGAAAGTTCTTTTATCTTATTAGCAATTTCAATAGGCTTCAAATTCATCATTGTGTTCTTAATTTTAAAAGGTTATAACATTCTGTGTATTTCTGTCTTGCCTTGCCTTTATATTTTTCTTTAAATAATAAATATAGTTGTTTAGTGAATTGGTATTGTGTTTTACAGTCTTTAAAATATTTCTTTGCAAATGCTTTACCTTTTCCTTTAAAGTAGTTTACGTTGTCTGCTGTATCTCCTACTATGCATTGTTCATAGAAGTTGTATAATGCTTCTTCTTCTGATATGTTAATTATTTGTTTGTGTTTGTGGTGGTAATTATAAATCAAGCAGGGAAACTGTCTGTAATCTTTATCTATGCTGACAATCATTACTTCTTCTTTTCCAACTGTGTTGCTTATTTCATACCAGTATTTTGCCACTAGGTCATCTGTTTCAATACCATATCCAAATATACTGCTATATTGATGTTTAACATAGTTATGCATTTCGTGAAGGAGTGGTGGTAAATCTTGTTTTTTTCTATTAGCTTTATATTTAGAAGTAAGGATTTTTCTAAAGTTTCCTTTGCTACCATTAAATGTTATAATCTTGTCTATTTCAAATTGTTCTTCCAGGTCATTTACTATTTTCATAAACTGATGGTCAAACTTAATTTTAGCATCTTCTATGTCTTCATAGTATGGATGATCTTCAGGATTTTCTTTAGACCTGTAACAACTAGCAAATATTAAGCTGTCTGCATCAACAAGCAGAATCATTTTTTTATTTCTTTAAAAACCTTGTAATTGTTTTCTTGTAGAAATTCTATTGCTTCTTTAATTTTTTTTTCTTTAACTCTAAATGCGTTGAAGATTTCGTTTTCGAATGGGTGATTCATTTTTATTAATTTTACTTTTGATTTGTGTGTAGTTTATTTCTCTAAAATAATTATCATTTAAATAATTTAAATATTTATTCATTTTAAAATACTAATAACAATACTATAGTTATAAGAAAACCTATTAATGATATGCCAAATACAATCATATTACTTTCATACTGTTTATCAGACCTGCCTTGTCTTGATCTGTACTGTCTAACCTTTTTTTCTTTTTTCATATTATGCAAATATCCAAAGTGATGCCCAGAATAGAGCAAAGATTGTTACAACAAATATAAATTCCGATACTAATTTTAATGTTTTTTTCATTGTTTTGTTTTAAAGGCTGCCATGCAGCCATTTGATTAATTAATAATTTCTAACTTGATTTTCTAGTTTAGCTAATTTTAACATAGATTTTAAATCTTTGATACAATTGTTTAATTGAATATCAGTCATTATTTTTAAATCTTCTGAGGTAATATAAATTAGTTTATCCATTTTGTTTTTTTATTTAATCAAATATAGAACTATTTGAGTTATAAACAAAATTTAATAACTTTTTTTTAGGAAAGATTAAGATTTATTCTACTGGCTTGGTTTTCTTTTAGAAGATATACATCTTTTTTTAATCTTCTTTTTGTCCATATAGTTGTGTCAGGGCAATACTTTTTTACAGGGTCTGGTAGTTTGAGTGTGTTTAACCAGAATAAAAAATTACCTTTAGGATCATTAACAAAATATAATTTAATAATCTTTTTATCCAAAGACATTAAAGCATCATATTTATCTTTTTCAATTAATTTTTCTTCATAATACTTTTTTCGGAATTTCATTTCAATAACACAATCAAAACCTTTTGGGGTTTTACCTGCTGCATCCCATCTAGAATTTCCTTCACCAGTCCATTTCAAATCCCAACCATCTAAGTTTAGAATCATCACAACAGCCTGTTCCCATTTATTAATCTTCTGGATTCCCATTATCCCAAATTACATTCAAATCTTTAATCCATCTATTTACTGTTTTGGGTGAGCAGGTGCAGGGTTTGTAAAAACTATGCTTGTAATATTTTGAGTGTAACTTGCAGACCATTTCGAATTCATCGGCTGATAAGTATTGCTTTGTGTCCATTCTAAAGACTGTCCATAATTTAAAATCTTTTTTTTCAAATTTTACCATCTTTTAATTTTAATTTCATTGAATTTTTTTCTACGTTTATCACAATTGCATTTTGTTCCTTTAAATGCGTGGTACGTTTCTACTATATATTTGATGCCTGTATATTTTGTAATGTAATAAATTAAATCTCCTAATTTCATTTTTTGTATTTTTTATAAATTAAGTATAATATAACTGATGCACTTATGCAAACTGGACAAGGATGTAATAAAGCTATATTCATATTATTTTATTTAGGTGTGTTTTGTTTACTATATAAGAATCACCATAACCAAAGTTTTTTATTTGTTTGTGTTCATCAAATTTATTTCTAGATATTGATCCTATTAATTCTACTGTTGGTAATTGTAGCCAGGCTAATACATAACTATCAGGAACTTTTCTTTCATATTGTTTTTTGAATATCAATAAGTCTGGTCTGTATTTAGAAGCAGAAGTTTTAACATCAACTCCATTATCAAAATCAATTCCATCATCCCCACGACCTATTGTTGTTGTATCAACTTCTTTTCCAGAATAGATAGAATAAGCTAATTCACCTAAAGCACCAACATAATGTCTAT